AGGAGCATCTTCTGGATTATGAGCAATAATAGCACCAGTGTCTTTATCCTTGACCCCAGTTACATGGTTAAACGAATAATTTGCCACTTGAAATGCAGATAACATCAACTGAGTTCTATGCAATCCTTTCACATTAGAATCAGCTGGATACGCAGCAGAATGATAGGAGAATGTCAACCATTGTAGATCACCAATCATCCAGTCAATTTGAACGCCAATACCTACATCTTCACCTTTCTCATTGATTTGAGGATATAACCCGAAGATGTTACCATTGGTAACTTTCTTTTCATCACAATACAACTTAGGAGCATGACTATTTATATACAATGTAAGTTCTTTCAAAAATGCTTTCATTAGCAACATTTCAGGAGATGCGGACTTCGCTCTCTTTTCTAACTTTGCAAATTCTACATGAACTGCTTTAGGATCTATATTCCATTGTTCCATAGATTTATCAGACATTGTATGGTCTAATAAACTCTTTGAATCAATACCCAAATCGATATCACCAGACATCGGTTTTTTACCGACTGAACCAAGAGGTTTGAAATGATTAAGATTAAATATTGCGGCTTTCTTAGGAAAGATATGCTTCAGTTCTTTAAAGTATGCCTCAAGTGTAGGCGCAATATGCTCTAATTTGATAGAGGCAGTTTTATCTTTGAAGACATTGCCACCTTCAGTTATAAATTCTTTGAATGTAATCATTTTAGGAAACTTTGTAGTGAATTGATGAAAAATCATTCATCTTAGTTGACGAAAGAAATAATGATTTAAAGGTAGTATCTAATTTCAATTGTTCTATTTCATAAACAAAGTGTAATAAACACAATGCTCGTTTAACCTCATATTCAGTAATAGTTTTATCTAAATCTGAAATTGAAATGAATCGTGAATCATTACCTTTCACCCAAGAAATAAAATTGATATCTGGAATTACTTTAAATGCTTGTTCTAATGAAGTACCATAAACATTAGTATCTACTTCAAGTTTGAACTTCATAATTTTATTTTCAGTTTTACTATTTAGTAATATTTTAGATACCGAACCATCCCAATTACTCTTTTGTGGATATACGGCTCCTTGCATATACATATTCAAATCACCTGAAGATGCTCTAGGAGCGATTCTAAATTGATATTTTAAATCATCTCCAAGTATATTATATAAACAGTTTATATCAATGTATGACAACGCCGGATTATAAGTGAATTTAGCTCCTGGAATAGGAGATTCAAATCTAACTGATTCTGTATACTCCGGTGTAACCTTTACTGTTTTCATTGAACCATTACCATGTTCAATCTTCTTAATTGATAGGCCAATTAGTAATCTCTCTTCAAACAGTTTTTCTATTTCAAGATTCAAATCATAAATTGTGGCTTGTTTATTATCAAACTTATGAAGCACGTCCATTATTCTAGACGATACAATATCCGCGCTGTTTACCTGTACTGCCCAAATATCAGAAGGATTCCAATTATCTTTAGAATCTGGTAAATATTTAGGACTAGTCATTTTGTTTAAGAATGCTGGTTTCTTTTTATCAAAGTCCCTATAATAATGGTATGAACCTATTCCTAAATTATTGATTATCAGATTGTATGATTTAACAAAACTTGAATGCCATATAGAATTAAAAGAAAAATTAGTCACTGAATTAATTTCTTCTTGTGTTGGATAAGTGTGTTGGTTAAGAGCAAAAACTAAGGCACTTTCTTGTTGAGAAGTATTAGGAGCGGTTTGTTTTAAACTAGCACCGCTTTCATCATATACATTTTGTAATCTTCCACCTGAACTATACATAATAATTTTAGTGTCACCAAATTTAAAATCTATCTGTTGACCTTGTTTTATTCTAGCATCAGTTACAAGATGGGCAATGGTATTATATATTTGTTGAATTATAGAGAAATCTTTATTAGTGATAATCTTGAAGGTGATGACATCCTTTACTACTCCGCCTTCTAATTTAAAATGAAGTTTTGAGGCATCTAATTCCAATATATCAAATAGTGGTTTTAATTTAGGTTTAGTTTTTAATATTTTAGAAAACCCTCCTTTACCTATATGATATTGAGTAGATTCTTCTAATTTTAAATAAGATTTAAATGCTAACATAGTGGCTATAGATTCGTTTCTAGAAAGATATATTATACACTATTTAGCATTCCCATATATATATTTTATCCGGAGTTTTCTTACCAGATTTTTGTCCTAAATTTTGAGGTAAGTCTTCTTCTATGTCACATGGAATTAATCCATATTTTAAAGCATCAGTATACATCTTAGGACTAATATTGAAACACACATGACCACCTTTCTTAATATGAGTTTTACATTTTTCTATTAGAGGATTTAGGAACTCTCTATAAAAAAGTTCACCATTACTCCATTTAGGCATATGTTCATATATTTCCATATTGATATATGGTGGACTCGTAAGAACAAAATCATAATCTATTTTTGAAAAATCAACATCAAGACAGCTCTCCCAAATCATTCTTAATTTATATTCAGAATCAAAGAATGGATTAGATTCGGCGTCTAAAAAATCAATCATTTCATCATAGGCAGGTTTCATTTCAATATTAGTATCAATTCCTGTATAATCAATTCTCAATGCCCAAGCTCCTAACATCCTACCACCCCAACCAGAAGTAGGGTCTAATACTGACGTTGCTCCGTATTTCTTGTATATGTGTTTGGCAGTTACACTTTTAAACATAACAACTGAGCCCAAGTTAATACGATAACATTCAAAGACATTAGCCGCGGCACTTTGACCACCACGATTTCTCTTCTTTGTATCAGATATCATTTTTTTCCACAACTTCGTATCAGCATAAAGGTCGTATATTGATTTTTTATCTCCTCTACGACATTTAAGCAAATTCTTTAATTGGAAATGATATAGAAATGGATTACCTATGGAACTGTATTTGTTTATATTAGCATCTATCTCCATTAGTTTTCGCAAATCTTTCCGTAGTTTTTCCTCAGGAACAATCTTGTGGTTCTCTATATCAGTAATAGTGACAGTATCTAATGTTAAGTTGACCGTTTTTAAATTCATATTATTTTAACTCAATACCGTTTCTATGTCGTAATATATCTACTGATATATTGGCTTGAAATACATGATTAGAGCGATTTTTATCAGCACACAACATACATCTTTCAGGTAAGTTTTGTTGAAGTCTATGTGCCATTCTCAATGCTTTAATAGGTTCGCCATCCCATATATCTTCAAGTGAAGTTGTATGTATATTACCTAATAGCATGCCTTCTTCTTTTCCAGTAAAACAATAACCACAAGGATGAACAGTACCAGAACTTTTTATAACACACGCGGTAAATGGTGTAGTACACATCTTAGATGGTGCCTCAACACCAGTTCTACCCATAACTTCACCAAAACAATCTGAAACATACCTAAGAACTATATTGGGTTTATTTAGGGAAACGATAAAATCTTGAGCATCTTTTATTGACTGAATAAAATATTGTTCAGTAAAAGGAGTTCTTAACAACTGTAAATAGATTACAGTTGATTCTTTTGCTGTATCTGCCAATTCTCTGATATTATCAATTAACCTATCAAACTTCATAGGTGGTCTAGATATTTCATATCCTTCTTTGTTAAAAACATCCATAGAAACAGTAATAGAATCCAACTTACATAATGCTGGTATTTTCTTTCTATCTACTAGATTTGTAGAAATACCTACCATTACACCAGAAGATTTTACTATATCAACTGCCTCAGAAAAGTTCTTATGTAAAGTAGATTCTCCGGACATCATCAGTTCAACATAGGTAGTATTTCTTAACCAATTATTATCTACTATCTTTTGAAGAGTGGATAGCGGCATATCTGATTTACCTGAAGGTGTTAATACTCCTGTAGGACAACCAGGACACTTCAATTGACAATCCTCAGTTAATTCTATCTTGCTGATATAGGGTACTGATTCCATATCTTTCATGAAATCTAGCACCTCTGGGTCACGAAAGTAATGACTACCTGTTTCGGATTGTGTCATATAGTATATTTCCTGTAAAATAATTTTTCATTATAAAAGCGGTGTTCAACGTCATAATTGTTTGATATGATTCATAATTATACATCATATCTTTAATTTTATCAACTATATTTTTATCATTATATTTGAATTGAATATAATACATTTCAACATATGATAGCCTATCAGGGACTAAAGGAATAGCGCCTGACAACATTCCTTCAAATACCCCTATACCTAAAGTTTCTTGAAGATTAGCCGAGAATACTATTTTAGATTCTGATAATATTTTATGATATTCTTCTTTTGTTAGGTTTTGCTCTTGACACATAATGAAATCAAATTCAGGTAATTGTTCCTTAAGTGATTTAAATAGCTCAGGTTGTTTCTCTTCACTTATTCTATGAGGAAATACTATTTGATTTTTCTTTTCACTAGAAGTAATATCTGTTAATTCGGAATAATACTCCATAGGAAATCCTATTCTATAGCTCTTACCACTTACACTTAAAGCAGATTCTAATAATTTTATATGATAATCAGTAGCAAAATAATTGTGGTCATATACCTCATACAATGCTCGCTCTGTAGCATAAGACCAAGATTTATTTTTAATTTTTCTACCTAAGAAATCATATGGGTCGTAACTACCAGCATGCCATATACCTCCCATTTTGATAGGTATTTCAAACAAATCCGCCATATATTTTATTTCTATTGCTGTTGGATTCCAAGCATCCATAAACAAAAAATAATCATTTGGTTGTATTTTATTTTCAGAAAATAATTTAGCAATTTTAGATGCTTGAGTATTCTTCCATATATTAGTAAAAGAGAAATCTAAAAAGGCTCCCTCAGTAACAGTATTACTACTGAGGTCTCCTATTATTTGGGTTACTTCTTCTTTAGTATTTTCTACTATTTGTTTAGGCACATAATCAAACCAATGACCAGTGTATCTAGTATCAATAGGTTCTATAGCCACAATATAAATCATAGAATGTACTCCAAGGATGCTCCGTTTTCATCGTCTTCAGAAACATCTATTATAACAGTTCTATTTGGATATTTCAAATTAATTATAGTAAGCAAATCATTTGCTATCATTTCGCACGATTTATAATTCAACTGTAAAGTACCATCATATAATGATTCTAACCATCGTTTGAACAGTATGAATTCAATATCTCTATCATCAGTGAACACTTCAATTTTTACCTTGAAATGAAACAGGTGCCTATGAGGGTGACCTAAAAAACTAACCGATTCTAATGTGGAGTCGGTTAATGCCGCGGGATAACAATGAATACCTTCTTTCTGAAATTTAACCCATATATATGTTTTCAAAAAAACTCCTCAAGCGATGCTAAATTGGTGTATTCTTCTCTATGAGTAAAAGAATGTTTTATATCTAATATTCCTTTTTCTGTATCAACCATAGCATCTTGTATAGCAATAATATTTTTTACTATATTAGATGGAAAAGATTCTAACATAATTTCAGATACTCCACAATGTACAATATTATCAATAGCGTGTTTATATCTAAGAACCATAGCCAAATTATGAATAGCACCCAATAGGTAAAATTGAGTAGGGGTTTTTATAAATTTCTCAATATCTTCTATACCTTGGCATACTTTACAATCACAAGGTAGATTGGCATTAGCAATTAATTTAGTATAATCAAATTTATTACTTAATCTAATATTGGACATACCAGTCCAAGATGGAAATAACATAAACCCACCATGACCTAAAGTTATCTGAAACGATGAACTATCAGACATAATTTGTACGTCCCATCCTCTCTTAGTTGCTTCTAATTGTAACACAGATAGGTAAATAAACGCCACTTGAGAAGAGACACCAAATACATGATACGGAACAGTATACCCTTTATTAAATTCACCTTTATTGCCCAGCATCATGAATACCTGTAATACAGGAGTTAATACACCCCTATGACCACCATGAGCCCAACCATCTAAAGGATATTGTTTTATTTTATCATACCAAACTTCAGCTACTTCCAAATTAGGACCTGAAACTACGTTAAGTATTTTTTTGGAACTATCGGTTCTATTATCCGTGTAATATTTTGCTGAATCGCATGATATTTTTAGTCTCTCTTGTACATCACACCCGTCTGTAATTGGATGGTCTAGTATAGGAAAAATATCACCGTTAATTTCTGACCACTCCAAAGCAATCTTGCTGTTATAATTTTTATGTGATACAACACCTGTAGCCAATTGATATCCGCCTGAATCTACGAATACTAAAGTCTCATGTGATATTTTTAACGATTCTCTTATGTTAGGATATTTGCGATAATGATGGGCGGCAGATATCAACACATACGGGTGCTTGTAATAAGAATCTTCCTGAGTATTATAAAATCTAGGTGAAACTGGATAGTTGGTGGTGCCTATTAATGTTTCGTCAAAGTTATTTAAATATCCTGTGGTTGTACAGCTAATAGCTGGCAAGTATATAGGTTTCAAGCTTTGCTCCTTGCTAGAGATATAAATTCGGCTCTAACAGTAGGGTCTGTTTTGAATACTCCTCCTAATTTTGAAGTGACTGTAGAACTATTAGTATCCTCTACACCTCTAGATTTTACACAATAATGTTGGGCATCAATCACTACAGCAATATTATCTGTGCCTAAAATGTATTGAAGCGCATGATACACCTGTTCCGTTAATCGTTCTTGTATTTGAGGACGTTTACTAAAATATTCGACTATTCTATTAATCTTAGATAGACCAAGAACTTTATGATTGGGAATATAACCTACTGTAGCAAGCCCATCAATAACAACAAAATGGTGTTCACAATTGCTCTGAACATTAACATTACGTTCTACTACCATTTCATCATAATTCATTTTATTGTCAACAGTAGTACACTTAGGAAAGGATTCATAATCAAGCCCCCAGAATACCTCATTAACATACATTTTGGCAACTCTTTTAGGAGTATCCATTAGGCTATCATCCTCGAGGTCTAACCCTAAGGTAATCATAATATCACGAAACTTTGTTTCTATAATATCAATCTTGTCTGACCGATTCAATAAACTAGGCGTGTGTGGGGTAGAAACTCCACACAAAACTAGATGATTATGTATTTCTAATCCTAACTTTGGATCACATTTTGTTTTATTATACGACATTTTACCTTCCTTAACCGGTATTGTTATTAAAATTTATCCTTCATATATTGCTGAATTAGCACCATGCTCAAATACTTCTACTGATTTAACCCTTACTGTATCATTCAATAAGATACCAGATTCCTTTTGTATAGTTAATATCTCCATCATTTTATTATATGCTAGTTCTGAAAATCTCTCACAACCTACAGCATCCACTATTCTCAAATCGCATACACGACCTTCTTCAATTATAGTATTACCATCTCTCATAGTCAACTCTGAGATAACTTTAAAAGTTTCAAGGAAAGGATCGTCTTTAGCAATCAAAGTAGTATGATCAAACATATATTCTAACCAGTGCTTAAAGTCTTTTAATCCACCGAAGTCCATAACCCAGTTTCTTTCATCTAAAGTTTCACATTCAAATATTACTTTTACTCCTATAGAATACCCATGAAGTAAACTGCAATGACTGTGTGTTGATTTCCATTGCCTAAACACACACGACAATCCTCTATCATTACCATATGTTTTTGTACTGTAAAACTTTCCCATGCTATTACCTATTTTTCTCGTTGGACCATATATATGTGTGATTTCTTGTTGCTACATTAAACCCCATTTGTTGATACTTTTCAACGATAGGAGCTACCTGTAATTGGTCTTCTCTAGTTTCACCTAGAGGCATGACCCAATATTCATAATCTAAATTACCATTATACATTAGTTTCTCTACAAAGTAAAGCAATTCTTTTTCACATTCTTCTGAAGCATCAGCAACAAACTTAAGTTGACCATTATACCTATCTAATATTTTATTAATATTTTCTATATTAACAGCACTTTTTTCACCACTAACTGATTCTAATTTAGGACTAATTGAAAAGAATGCCGAACAAAAAGAACCATCATAATCATACAGCCATTCATCAAATTCTTCTGTTAATTCCTGAGTACCATTAGTTTCAACAGTAAAATTGACAAAATCATTATCCTCTATAAACAGTTTCACAACTTCTTTAATCATTACCTGATATTTCTTTAGTAATGGTTCACCTCCAGTAAATACTAAATGAATATCATTACCTGTTAAAGGATGAACCAAAGAACCTGTTGGATTTCTTTCATCGGTAATTAATGCTTTGAGATTTTTATATACTTCTTCAGATGTATAAGACCTGTGTTGATTCTTAAAAGATGGATTCCACGAATACTCTGTATCACAAGGAAATCCTGGACACTTGAGATTACACCCAAATGTTCTAACCCAAAGACTAGGCGTTCCAGCATAATGTCCTTCTCCTTGGATTGAGAAGAATAGTTCAGATAATCTATAGTTCATAACTATTTCTCCATCTAGGTAAGTCTGTATTTTTAACTATCATTTCCAATCCACTCATAGAGCCAACATACTCCTTAAATTGAGGATTATAATTAAGCGTAACTTTAACGGTGTTAATAGCAATTTGTATATACTTATCCTCTCTAAAAGTTAATACATGACCAATAACACTTCTAGCATTATTAGTACAATAAACCGATATTTCCGCATCAATCATTGAGGTGACCTTAAGTTATTTAATTTATAAGGTATTATAACACTAAATGGTATCAGAGTCAACAAAAGATTCCCAAGGGTAAACACACCACACAGGATTAATTCGTTTGTCAATTTTCCAGTAATAAAAGTCTGAGGTAATCGTGCTGGATTGGTTATAAGTAAGAGTTGCTATTTTAGTATTAGATGTTGATAGGTTCCAGTTATTCAGTATCCATTGTAAAGTTTCTCCTGAATCGTTTATTTCATCTACGATAAGGATATTCTTACCATAGGTGCGATGTGTATCATCAATATCTAAATCTTCTTTTATCTTCCCATCACGCAATTGTACAGTGATGATTTTACAAGAAATATTAGATATCTTACTAAACAGCGTAGCTGGAATCGTTCCGCCATTAGCAATACCTATAATGACATCAGGTTTCCAGTTACTATCTGATATTTGCCTGTGGATATCTTTAACAGCATTCTCAATATCTCCCCACGAATAGTGTACTTTAGAATTTGAAATCATTAAACTTATTCTCCCCACTATTAGGTTTTTTGTAATGTTCAGCTACAGGTGCTTTATTCTGACCAGAGTCAAATAGATTATTTTGAGCTGTAGCTTCAACATCATAAAACTTCATTTTTGACTTATCAAGACCAACCACAAATCGCTTGAAGTAATTAACATCATTATATCGGTTCTTAATCTGTTTTACAATAATCTGATTCATTTGATCTAATTCTTCGTTGCCAATTAAAGCAAACAACATATCAACAGTTTGTGGAAGTCCAATCGACTCGGAAGTGTCTTCCATACCAGGGTCTGAATTAGTCATACCGCTTCTATTAATCTGTGTAGCACTCAGAATAGGCACATTGTACTCTACAGCCAATCCTCGTATCTCTTCCGCAATAGCTTTAACATAGGTATACGTCTTATCAGAACCGCCTTTGATGCGTTGTGAAGCGCAAATATTGATATAGTCAATACAGATAAAGTCGGGAATAAATCCTCGCTTTATCTTCAATTCTTCTATCAATGCTCTAAAATGACCTGAATGAGCCGAGGATGTTGGATACTCTTTGATAATTAACTTACCTTGAGTCTTCTTTGCTACTTTCATCACTCTTTTATCAAATGATTCCTTATCCAACTTTTCTAAATCCGTTAAGGTTATATTGAGAAGATTAGCATCTATTCGTTCAGCGATTCTTTCTTCAGCCATTTCAAGGGTAATATATAGGACATTTTTTCCTTGCTTTAGAATATTAGCTGCAGAATGACATAAGAAAATAGACTTACCTACACCTGATGCTGCCATAACAACAGATAAAGTTTTCTTTGGTAATCCTCCTTTTGTAATCTTGTTAAATACATCAAGGTCAAAAGGTATTCTTTCTTCTTGTTTATGATAGAACTCATATCGTTCCTCATAATCATCCAAATAATCATGACCAACACTAGAATCAAAATTTACTGCCAACGCATCTGACAGTATAGAAGGTATAGCATCTTGTGTATGATGCTGGTCTTTTCCTTCAATGATTTTAATACTATCAAGGATAGCATTATATACAGCCCTTGATTTACAAAACTTCTCAGTCTCTACAAGAATCCAATCTATGTTAGATTCAGTCTTTTCTAGTGTATCCACATAATCAGTATAATCCTCTAACTCTCTATCAGATATACCCTTAAAGTTACCTAACTCTATCGTTATAATTTCTTTTGATGCTGGTTTATTATACACATCAAAGAAGTTCATAATAATGGAAGCGATAGTTGCTTCCATTCTATCAGAAAAATATTCTTTCTTTAGATGAGGTATAACCTTTCGGCTATACTCCTCATCAAAAATAAGATTAGATAAAACTGTAGATTCAATTCTACTCATCAATACCGCCTGTGTAAGTTATATCATTATTTTCTATCCCATGGCGTAAGAGTTCTACCAACAGGTCTCCAATGTAGTTTTCAAACGCTTCTTTATTATATTTTATGTTCATGTCATCTATGATTTCATATTCAAACTTAATTTTAGGTGGAGTAACCTCAAACGAATCTGGATCTTCAAACTCAACCTTTCCATAAGTATACATTATACTTGAATAAGGTCCTTCTGTCAACCTAATGGCCTGGTGTCCTGTTTCCTGGTTTTCAACTAGTACATATTGGATAGTAGACTCCTCATTCATCGTCTTCACCCAAAGTATCTATATCATCAGTCATAATTGACTCTGTTGCTAATTTATATGCAGACTCTACCCATTGTTGAAACTCTTTCTTTGATAACACTGGCATCCAGAAGTCTTTATTGTGGGTATCTTTCAATCTAAATTTCTTTTCTTCAACTTCACCTGTAGCAGAATCGACTCTAGAATACCAGCCATTGCTGGGTTTTATTACGTGACCAGATTCTAATGCCATTTCAAGTAATCCAGACCAACGTGAGATACCACCATCAAAAAGAACTGTAATTGGAATCTTTGCCTTTTCTCTTACATAACGTGACTTTTCTACATTAATAATAAAATTATAACCCACAACATCTGTACCTTCCTTTTCTTGTTGTCTACCAATGATAAAAATGTTACTAGAACTATAGTAAATTCCAGTACCACCTGATACTACTGCTTTTGAATACATTTCTTGTGTCTGATAGGTATGATTGATTGCTACCATAGGGATATCTTTCATAGCAAGATGAGGAGTCACCATTCTAAACAAACCTTTTAATGCCTTTGCTCTAGTCATATCTGCTACGGATTTACCATCCATCGCATCATCAAACTCTTTCTTAGATGCTAAGTTACCAATAGAATCTATAACAATGATAACTCTGGCACCTCGTTCAATTGCTTCAAGTTGTTTCATTACATCGAACTTCAATTCTTCAATGTTGGTAATAGGTGTATGAAGAACCCTAGAAGTATCAATACCAAACGATTTGAAGTAATCTTGAGGAGTACCAAATTCTGAGTCATAGAACAGCAAAGCAGATTCAGGATACTTATCCATATATGCCTTTACCAATAGTAAACTAAAACTGGTTTTGAAATGTTTACTAGGACCAGCAAACAGTGTAAGTCCTGGGACAAACCCACCATCTAGTTTCCCAGATAATGCTACATTAATAGCAGGAACAGATGTCGTGACCATATCTGCTTTTGTAAAGAACTTAGATTCAGATAAAATATCAGATGCTTTAATTGTACTTGTCTTTTTTAATTTTTCTAATATTGCGTTCATTCTTATGCCTTTAAAGATATAATAACAGATTTTTTCATCAACTCATTTAATGAATATACTTCTAATACTTCTATTTCCTCGTCATATACATTTACCTCATCACAAATTGAATCAAATAATATATCTAAACTATTTGCTGTTAGCTTAATAGACTCGATTAAATCTGGTTCCCATAAATCTGTTACTATAGAAATTACCTTTGTGGGATTAGAAGGATTAGAATCTTCGTCTACTTCTAAAACATGAGATATGTGTGGGTTATAAACATATCCTGCATCAGTATGATGCCTATACACATCAATTGCTACTTGATACGAATCATATACATACCAATTTTTAATATCATCATTTGTTTCTTTTTCTATTTCACTCATTTCAAAATTCCTATTAATGTGGTACATCAAATACAAATGTTACTCTAACACAATCACCTAGGTTCTCTGTGCCATGCTCTAGTTTATTGTTAAACCAGATTAAATCTCCAGCATTAACAATAACAGATTCATCTCCTACAGAATATCTGTAAGAACCTTGAATTGCTAAATGATACCTGTCCCGTGTTTGATAGTAATCTCCCACGTCAATATGTCTGCCTACGTATCCTCCAACAGGAATAGATAAGAAACCACACCTGCTAAACTTTTTAAAGTGTCTCTTTATAAATCTCAATATTTCAGAGTGATGTTTACATGCTGGAGTAGGAATACAAATTTCCGTATCTCCTACATATTCATCTGTTGAATGAACTCCGCCTATTACTAGTTGAAGAACTCCAGCTTCCACCTCAGGAAACCCTATATCCAATAATGATTGGGCATCTTTTATATTTCTTTGTGCCCCCCAATCTTCGGGATATTGTTCAAGTTGTTTTAGAATCTTAGAAACATTGATACCAGTCTTAATAATTTTAATATTATTCATTTAAAAGAACTCGTCTAAGGTTGAAGTCTCTTCTAAAGACCATCCAATAGGATTAATAATGATTGATATAGCATTGAGAAATACTTTATCGAACTGCTTATTATAGTCTATATACCGATGTAAGTCAAATTCTTTTGGTAATTCAGTAGAAAAAGAAATGATGTCCTCATGAAACGGATTAGGTTTCTGTACATACACAAATTTAATCTTATCGCTATCCTGTATGATTGGATACTTCTTATCAAGTTTTAGTCGTTTGATGTGATGATTAAATATCAGTGAACCTCTAACATGAATAGGTGCTCCTTTAGAATAGATAGGAGAACCAGAATACACAGTCATGCCATTTATACCACTAGGTTTTGCTATTGCTTCAACCGGTAAAGCATTAAATTCTGCTCTATAATCAGCAACAAACTTTTGTAATTTTTTCTCGTCTCCTTCCAATATTACACCAATAGATTCTTTCAACTTCTCTCGTATTACTGCTGGAGTTGAACTACGAACCATTTCTAAACCCATTACCTTAAGTTTAGGTTGAGCGTATTGAACGCCCTCTGAATTATGAACATTGAGGATATACCGCTTCTTTGCTATGAATATACCTTTGTCCGCAAGAATTTCTCGCTTCATTGACATCTTTTGTTCATAAGCATTCATATACAACGCCAATTCGTCAAATGATTTTGAAATGACAGGTTGTAAAACTTCTGAGCAAAATTTATCCATAAATTTAATAGTCCT